TACGAATCGCCGGGAGGCATGACAGTGACAACGTACACACAAGTTTTCGGTGGCAGCAACATTTATCCGAGCGAGGTTTCGTATCGGTACGTTTCGCTGACCGTAAGTCAGGTGTTGGATTGGCCCTTAGAGACTGCGCCGACCAACAATATTGCTGCATCTATCATGGATGTGAACGCCACGACGGCGGGCCTGACGATTGACATGCCGAATGCTACCGAAGCGGCTACTGGCCAGACGGTGCTCTTTAACAACGTCGGCTCCAATACGTTTACGGTTCGCACGAGTACTGGCACACAGATTTGCGCTCCGCAGTCCGGTACGACGTTTCAGGTTTATTTAACGAGCAACAGCACGGCTGCGGGTACGTGGCGCTCATTCCAATATGGCGCTTCCGCTTCGGCTACGAATGCTTCTGCTTTGGCGGGGTTGGGCATCAAAGCGATTGCCACGACACTGAACCAGTCAATTGAAGTAGCGTCCTTCAGCACGAACTACACGGCGGGCACCAGTGATCGCTCTAAGGCGTACATTTGGACGGGTGGTGCAGGCACACTTTTCCTTTCGTCTGCACCGTCGCTGGGGAACGATTGGTTCTTGCAAGTGCGTAATGGCGGCACGGGCGATTTGACGGTTGACCCAAATAGCTCTGAGAACATCAACGGCGCGGCTACGCTTACTTTGTCGCCGGGTGATTCGTGCATCATTGTTACAGATGGTGTGCAGTTCTGGACGATTGGTTTCGGTCAGGCTGCGGTATATGCCTTTAGTGTTCTTTCAATTGATATCGCAGGTAGCGGTAATTACACGCTGTCAATCGCGGAGTTGAACAAAACGGCGTACATCTTTACCGGCACGCTCACGGGAAATCGCGACATCATTGTGCCGACAACTGTGCAACAGTATTGGATCAGCAACCAAACCAGCGGGTCATATACGCTTGGTATCAAGACGGCTGCGCAATCCCCGGCAACGACTGTTTCACAGGGCGCTCGTGCCATTTTGTATTGCGATGGCACCGATGTAGTGGATGCCGATACAGCAACGATTGCAATCCCAGTGACTGTGGCTCAAGGCGGTACGGGGGCGACGACGGCTTCAGGCGCAAGAACTAATTTGGGCGCTACGGCTATTGGCGATGCGGTGTTTACTGCGGCTAATACCACGGCTGCGCAAATTGCGCTGGGTCTTGACCCGATTGAGGGTGGGTCGTACTGATGCCTTTGCAGCCGATCATTATTCGTCCGCAGCCCGGAATCAAGCGGGACGGTACGAAGTTTGAAGGTAACTTTTATGTTGACGGGCAGTGGTGTCGGTTTCAACGCGGGTTGCCGAGAAAGATGGGTGGCTATCGTGCGCTGCAAGATCGTTTGGATGGCATTGCGCGTGGCATGCACATTCACAACCACAATGGATTTACATATGTCCATGTGGGAACTTCGGACGGCGTATTCCGCTTTCGATTAAACCAAAATGGCGCGAGCAGTATTGTCACGAATCGAACTGACGGTGGTTACGTTAGCAACGCCAATGCAAATTGGATTTTTGATGTAGCGTATAACACCACGACTGACCAGAACGAAATACTGGCGCATGTGGCGTATGACATCGAAGACATATCGTCTGACGCTAATGGTGCGCTCTATCGCGGCTTTGACAATGGCACTGCGCCGCTTACTTTAGAACCTGATGTCACGGTATCGGGTGGTATTGTCGCCTTGGCTCCGTATGTCTTTGCGTATGGCTCGGACGGCTTTGTGCAGTGGAGCAGAGCGGGATATACGGACGATTGGACAAGCGGCGATGCCGGTGAAGCTCGGGTCACTAGCCAGAAGATCGTCAAAGGGTTACCCCTTAGAGCCGGTGCGGGCAATGCGCCGTCTGGACTTTTTTGGTCATTGGATTCAGTGGTACGCGCCAGTTATGTAGGTGGGGCATCGGTATTCAACTTTGACACCATTACCTCGCAGTCGAGCATTCTCTCTGGGAAGAGTGTGATTGAGTACGACGGTTTGTATTTCTGGTGCGGCGTAGACCGCTTCTTGATGTTCAACGGTGTTGTGCGCGAAGTGCCGAATCAGCTCAACTTGAACTGGTTCTACGACAACCTGAACTACGCCCAGCGACAAAAAGTCTTTGCGTTCAAGGTGCCGCGTTGGGGTGAGATTTGGTGGTGTTACCCGCGTGGTAGCGCGACTGAGTGCACACATGCGGTGATCTACAACGTGCGTGAGGAGACTTGGTACGACACTGTGTTGCCCAATAGCGGGCGCTCTGCGGGTCAGTATGCGCAGGTGTTTAACTCGCCGCTCGTGATTGGGGTTATTGATACCGAGACGGTGCAGTTCCGTGGCGTGCAAAATACGGAGCTTCGGGTAACGGAAGACGATCAACCACGAATCATCAACGACCCCAAGGGTTATGTGGTGTGGCAGCATGAATACGGCACAGATGAAATCAATGGCGACCAGATTCGCCCGGTGCAGTCGTTTTTTGAAACGGCGGACATGTCGCTGGTTGCGGCGGAGCAGCCGCAGAATATGGCGCTACGGATTGAATATCTGGAGCCGGATTTCGTCCAAGCGGGGGACATGACGGTTCAGGTCACGGGCCGTGCTAATGCCAAGGCAGCGGATGTCACAAGCGACCCGCAGACGATTTATGCCACGCCGACCGAGCGCCAGCAGCAGTTGGTGTATTTCCGCGAGATTCGACGCGAGATGCGTTTGCGATTTGAAAGCAACACCATTGGCGGCAACTATCAAATGGGGCAAGTGATTGCGCATGTCGAACCGGCAACGGGCACGATCTTGGGAGAGAACCCATGAGTCTTTTGACAGACCCGCGCTATCACAAGTTGAAGGACTGGGCGGACTTTACGGTATTTGATCTTGAGAAATATGGTCCGATTGCGCGTTTGGAGAAAGAAACCGAATGGCAGAATTGGGCTGCGGGCATTATTGGAATCAATGGCATTTCTCAACAGAATCCGCCGTCGCCGTACCAGTATGACAATTGGCGTGATTGGGCTTCTCGTTTCTACCAAGTTTTGGATTAGGTGAGCCATGGCTAGTTACTACACTTATGGTGAAATGCCAAATGCGGAAGAGACGGTCTACGGACCTCTTTCTCAAGGCTTTGCTAACGGCGGTGGCGTTGAGTTTAGCTTGCCCGCTGACGAAGACGAGTTGTTAGAAGATGAGGACCGTGAATTCACCCAGCCGACTTATGAAGAAGAGAAGATAGCGGAACTTACGCAGCCTCAAGAGTCACCGCTGTCTTATACGGTTCCGGGGGCAACGCTGCCGGTAGATGTGTCGTCGATGGACTTTGACGCTGGCCAAAAAGCGATGGCGTTGATGTCATTGGTGGACCCGGCTGCGCTTAAAGCCATGAACTTTCAAGTGGGTGATGCGGCGTTCGGTGGCGGCGCTCCGGTAACTATTCGGTCAGATACTCGTGCGGGACTTGGTAGCGCGGGATCTTTTTACGAAGAAGGCGCTTTAGAAGCTTTTAAGAAAGCGGCCAAAGATCCGACTCAAGGGATTTTTAAGTCGGGTTTTGATGCGCTTGCCGGTGAGCCGGGAATAGCAGAAGCCATTGCTGCTAAGACTGAACGCGACCTTGGCGCGCTTTCTAAGGTGGAAGCTGATTATGCCGTGATGAAACCTTTGAGTGATTTGCTCAAAGCAAACAAGTTCCAAGAAGCTTTTGCCTTTGCAAAAGAAAACAATGCCGTTGATAAGTTGATGGACACTAGGACTCTTCAGGAACTTCGTCCTGCTTTCAGTCCTCAAGAAATGCGCGACTTTTTTGCAGCAGTTCCGTCGGATTACGCGGGCGGCAAGTTTGACTTTAAGCCCGATATTGGCGTGCTTGAAAGCATGGACCCTTATGGTACCGGCACTCTGATGGAGTCGGGCTATCCTGATCCGACTCGCGCTTTCAAACGCAAAGATGACAAGACTGTAGAAACGCTTGCCAAAATTGCTGCTGTGGCCATGTTGGCTGCGGGCGTTGCTCCGTTATTTACGGCTGGAGCTGGTGCGGGGGCTGGTGCGGGAGCCGGAGCTGGTGCTGCTGGTGGGGCGGGTGCTGCTGGAGCTGGAGCTGCGGGAGCTGCGGGGGCGGCAGGCGCTGCGGGAGCTGCTGGTGCTGGCGGAGCATTAGCAGCAAGTGTAATCCCAGAAATTGTTATTACCGCAACAAAACTTGGCCTAACTATTCCGCAAGCTGCTGCATTGGTTGGGGCAACTGGATTAGTTGGCGGCGCTTTAACAAGTGGGGCAGCAGCTCCTGTTACTACGCCTACGGCTCCATCTGCGCCTACCACGCCAGAACCTCCGCTTGAAGAGGTAGTTGTTACTGGCGCTAAACCCGTTGCTCCTCCGCTTGGTGGAGTAGCTGCTCCTGTTGCTGGAGCACTTCCGGGCGCTCAGCCTACTGCTCCTCAAGAGCCTACGGTGCCTGAAGAGCCAACCGCTCCAGAAGAGCCGACCACTCCAGAGGAGCCAACTGTTCCTCAAGAACCCCCTATTGAAGAAGTTGTTGTTACGGGAACGGCTCCAACAGCTCCTCCGCTGGGCGGGGTAGTGGCTGGAACGATTGGCGCTGGCGCTGTTACTGGCGGTGGATTACCAGAAGCTCCAATTGAAGAAGTAGTTGTTGAAGGGACTAGGCCGACTGAGCCAGAGATCGTTGCTCCTCCGGTTACGCCTCCGACTTCACCTATTGACGCTGGTGTTCCAGAAGGACCCATTGAGGAAGTAGTCGTTGAAGGAACTAAGCCAACTGAACCGGACATTGTAGTTCCGCCGGTTACGCCTCCTACTAGCCCAATTGACGCGGGTGTTCCCGAAGGCCCAATTGAGGAAGTAGTCGTTGAAGGCACTAAACCGACTGAGCCGGATGTGACGACACCGCCAGTTATTGTTCCTCCGGGGAATGTCGATGTCACTCCTCCAGATGGACCCCCTACTGATCAAAAGCCAACTGATGACAAAAAGGCTGATGACAAGGACAAGCCTCCATTTAGTATTGAAGATATTATTAATCTCATCACGGCGATTGGCGCTGGCGGATCAGGGACAAAACCCACTACTCCGGGCGGTGGCGTAACAACCCCCTCCCTTGGCGGCGCGTTGCCCAAATACACCTTGAGCCGTCAGAAGTTGCGTCCGGACATTGACTACTTTACTTACGGCACGCGGCCCGAAGCCAAGTTCTTTGACTACGGTATGCAGCTTGAGAAGCCTGAGCCACCTCCGGCTGGTGTTAAGCCGCCTAGCGAGGAAGAGAAGCCGATGGCTGTGGGTGGGCTGACGGGTTATGCCGATGGCGGCTCCAACGAGTCTCGCTATGTTGATGGTCCCGGTTCCGGTCGAGAAGACAAGATCCCGGCACTCTTGAGCGATGGGGAATACGTGATTGATGCGGAAACCTTAGCGTTGCTAGGCGACGGCTCGACCAAGGAAGGGGCACGTAGGATGGACCGGTTTCGTGCTAACATTCGGCAGCACAAGGGTCGTGCCCTATCGCGTGGCCGGATTAGTCCAAACGCCAAGTCGCCCGATAAGTACATGGGCGGAGGGTTGACCTAATGAGCGCAGTTGACTTTCTGTTTGAGGGCAGCGCCCCAACACCCGGAACCACGGCCAGCACCTCTCAGGTGCAGTTACCCGAGTGGTATACCCAGTACACCACGGACATGCTGGGCAAGGCTCAAGCGGTCGCCAATCTGCCGTATGCGGAGTACACCGGCCCTCGGATTGCTGGGTTTACTCCGGGTGAGAAAGAGGGCTTTGCTGCAACTCAGCAGGCGGCAACGGCTTATCAACCTTTCTTGCAGCAGGCTCAAACGGCGCTTGGAACAGCCGGTCAAACGACGGGACTAGGAGCCGCAGCCGGAGACTTTGCCAAAGCCGGGGGCATGATGGGGGCCGCAGCGGCTCAGCCCTTCTTTGGTCAAGCAGTCGGGATGTCAGGCGTTACCGCCGCTTCTCCGTTCTTCCAGCAGGCACTTCCTTCAATCCAGCAAGCAGGTCAGGCTTCTGCTCTCACCGCCGCTCAGCCGTTCCTAGGGGCTGCTGCAAGGACTTTCCCGCAGGCTGCGGCAGAGTACATGAACCCCTACACCAAGGCTGTGGTTGAGCAGATTGGCGATGTAGGCGTGCGCCAGCTTCAAGAGAAATATCTCCCAGCGATTGGGCAGGAGTTTATTCAAGCCGGTCAGTTTGGCCCCGGTCGCGGCAGCTCCCGCATGGGCGAGTTTGGCGCACGGGCGCTTCGGGATGTCCAGCAGTCAGTTCTCGCAGAGCAGGCCAAGGCGCTACAGACTGGCTACGGTCAGGCAGCGGACATCTTTGCGTCTGATGTGGGTCGAGCAGCAACGCTGGCTGGCACAGTGGGACAGCTTAGCACCGCAGATCTTAATCGCATGTTGGAAAGCGGTGCGCGTGTGGCGGATATGGGCAGTAAGCTCGGTCAGCTTACATCTGACGATGCGACTCGATTGGCAGAAATTGGCAAGGCTACGGGCACGCTTACGGCACAAGACGCTCAGATGCTGGCACGTATTGGCGAGTCCAAAGGACAGCTTGCTACTCAAGATGCAGCCAACTTGCAGTCTTTGGCGAGCAAGTATCTGGCCGCTGCGGAGGGTGCTCAGACGATGGGCCTTCGAGGAGCAGAAGCGGTTACAGGAGTCGGTGCCAAAGAACGCGCCATGCAGCAGGCCAATCTGGATCTTGCCTACAAGGACTTCTTGGCTCAACAACAGTACCCGGCAGAGCAAATCAAGTTCTTGTCGGATATTCTCGGTGGTGTTCAGTTGCCGCAAACGACGGTTCAAACGACTACAAGCACGCCTGCGATGCCGGGTGAGCCGTCGAACATTCAAAAAGCCATTACTGCTGTAGGCGGCATTACGAAGTTGTTGGATTTGCTCAAAGGCGGCAAGTCTTTGGCTGATATCCTGAAAGAATTTGGCGATTAATCGGAGTTCACTATGGCTCTCCCAGATGAAGAAGACTTGTTTGAACTCTCCGAGCAAATGGGCGAAGCGGAGGAAGAGGGCGGCTTGACTGATGTCGCTGCACTTCGGGAACGCTTGTTTCAGCGTGAGCAAGAGTCTGCCAGCGAAGCCGCCAAACAGCGTCAAGTGCTGGAGCAGATTCAGCAGGCCAAGTTGAAGTTGCTTCAGGCTCCAAGCCGCAAAGAAGCCCTCATGGGGTTGGCGCAGAAGTTGTCTGCTCCGAGGGAGCGAGATGATCCGCGTTTCTACGAGCGGCAGAACCTGTACACCTTTTTGCGCGATATTGGCGAGTATGGATCAGAACAGAAAGCAGCCGAAAGAAAGCGGCAGGAAGATATTGCTGCGCTTCAAGAAAAGTACGCTACCGAAGCCTTGAAGACGGCTGAGTCGGGGCAGACCCGTGCGCAACAGTTGGCGGCGCAGTATTTGAGGGAACCGAGGACGGCAGCAGCAGGGACGCGCAGTAGTGAGTTTGAGCGATTGATTGCTGACTTACCTCCAAATGAACAAGCAAGAATGCGTCGGCAGCGAGCAGAAGTTATGGCTTCTCGTGCGCCTAGGGCGGAGAAGGAAGAAAAGACCGGCCCTGAAGGCGAAGCTGCTCAGATCCTTTGGGCAACGGAAACGATTGCTAACCCCGCAGCTACGGCTGCACAGAAAGATGCTGCACAGCGAATCCTTGCGAAAAAAGAGCCTAGAGATATTCGATCCGAAAGAGTTAAAACTGAAAAATACGCTGACACGTACCTTGGTCGTGTTAAAGAACAGAATCAGTTTACTATTCCTGACATCCAAAGCGCCATTGATCAGATTGATGAAGGCGGCGTTTTTGTTGCGGGTAACATTGCAAGAATTATTCGCGGTGTTCCGATCATTGGCCAAGCGGCTACTGACTTGGAAAAAACTATGGAGTCAATCCAAGCTAAAGTTGGCTTTGACAAAATGCTTCAACTTAAAGAAACGTCGCCCACTGGATCGACTGGTCTTGGTGCGGTGTCCAACGCTGAGCAGCGACTGTTGCAAGCGGTCAAAGGCTCCTTGGATAAGGATCAAAGCCCCAAGAACCTGCGCAAAAATCTTGTCAGGCTTAAAGACTTTTATGAAAGAGAAGTATTTGAGTTGCTTGACAGAGAGGCTGGTATTAAGGGGCTGACTGGCATTGATGAAACGCTTTCCACAATTAGCCAAGGCGGCGCTGAGCCTGCTGCATCCGCTGCTTCTGCTGCGCCTATGATTGACCCTGAAGCTCTCCGCAAAGAGCGTTTGCGGCGCGAGGAACTGAAAAAAGCAGGAGGCGGTTAATGGCTATTGATCTGAGCAAGCTGTCAGACGAAGACCTTGACGCTCTTGAGAAGGGAGACTTGACGAGACTTTCAGATGCAGCGTTGGACATGCTTGAAGGGCGCGAACAAGCCGCTGCTGATACAGTAGAACCGCTTCGCAAAGGCCCGCAAGGTCCACGCCGGTATTCTGGACAGAATGAAGCCGAGCGTAAGCGTCGTGAAGCCGAGGAGGCGAAAAAGCCGCTTTTACTCCCGAGGGATGTACGCACTCCGACAGACGTTAGCCCCGGTCGTGGTTTGAGCGGGCTTCTTGGTATTCCCGGCGGTGCTGTGCGGATGGCGCGTAGTGTTGCTGAGTTGGGCGGTGAAACCGAAACTTCTCGCCAATTGAAGGAACTTGAAGCTTCTATTGCTGCAAAAGCCCCTGACAAGGAAACTTATGAAGCTGGGCGGCTAGTTCCGGAAATCCTTCCCTTTGCTGCTACGGCAAAAGCTGTTTCCATGGTTCCGGTTGCTAGTCGGCTCGGGATGGGCGCTCTTCAAGCTGCGGGTCAAGCGGGTACGGCCTATGCGGTAACTCCGGAAAATCGTGGTGAGGCCGCGCTGATTACAGGATTGTTGGGCGCTGCGGGTGAGGCTGCTGCCCCTGTGTATCAATATGGCAAACGTGCGTTTACCCGTGCTCGTCAGTTGTTGAGTAACGTAGGTCCCGTTGGAGCTACCCCGGCTGAAGAGGCTGCGGTACGCATTGCGCGGGAAAAGACTCCGGGCAGGGAACAGATTGAAGCGGACTTAGCCGCTGCCCGTGAGGCTGAGCGTGTAAAGCAGGAAGAAGCTGCTCGTCTCAAGGCCAAGTATCTTGAAAACGAAAAGGCTCGGTTGGCTCAAAAGGCTGATCTTGAGCGACGACAGATTGAAGCCAAGGAAGAGAAGTTTCGCGTCAAGAGCGATGCTGATAAAAAGGTTGCTGAAGCTGCGGCTAAGCGCGATGCGGCTAAAGAAACTGTTCAAGACCGCATTCAGCAAATTCGGGAAAAAGATCAAGCGGCAGATAAAGTGTTGGAGGAAACCAACATTCGTGAAGCTGCGGCAGATGCTAAGCCGGTGCTTGAAGATCGTGCGTCCGAATTCCGCAGTTTGGCAACGAAGCTTAAAGAGGAGGCAGATACCGCCAAAGCGGTCACTGTTGAACCGCTGCCTGTTCGCCCCAAGAAAGATCGTGCAACAGAGTTTCGTAATTTGATTTTGGGTCGTCGTGATCGACTGAAGAAAGCCCGCGAGGATGCAATTGGCCGAGACGTTGATCCGATAACTGGCCAAGTTCAAGAAGCGCCGTTTTTGAAGACCGCCCTTGCCAAGGAAGATGCTGGGCAAACGATCAGTGCTGCACCAAAGTTCCGTAGTCTTGTTGACTTTGTTCGTAGCCGCGCTGAAGACGCTAGTCGCTATGGAGATGAAGTCCGTCGCGCTCATGCCAAGTTGCTAAGTGAACTTCAGCCAGTTAAAGAGACAGTTGGTGCAGATGGGGAAATTACCCGTGAAATCATCCCCATTAAGTTTGAAAAGTTGTGGGAAGAACGACGACGTATCGAAAAAGCGCGTACTGGAGATACGGCTACAGGCTACGAGGCTATTACCGAGAAAACTCGTGAGAGCTTGCTGAAGACCATTGACGACGCGCTGGACGAATTTGGCGAAGGCTATAAAGACTTCAACAAGAAGTATTCTGAAACTTCGCGTCCATTAGATGACTTTGAGTTTGGCGTTGGCGAGAAGGCCACGGAGACGCGCAAGTTTAGTCGCAATACTTTTGTTGAAACCCCTGAAGTTGTTTTGGATACGGCGCTGTCAAAGCCGTCGCAGTCTTCTGCTCAACAGCTTAAAGCCTCCTTCTTTGACGAAGCAGACTACGACAAGCTGGACAACATCATTCTGGAGTCGTTGACCGAGCAAGCGGGTAATACCCCCAAGGGCTACGAAAAGGTCTTGGGTAGGTATGGCGAGTTCCTAAAAGAATTCCCTACGGCCAATGAGGCTTTGCGGCGACAGGCTGATGAAGTCACCGTTGCTTTTGGAGAGGCAGAGAAAACTGCGGCCTTCAAGGAACGCTGGGCAAAGCGTATGGAGGCTCGTGCTGACAAGGCTGAGAAAGCCATCAGCTCCATTTCAGGGCTGCAAGCGCAAGTTAAGTCCTCGCTAACTTCTCCGCTCAAGGAAGGCTCGCTAGATCAGATTGGGGCGTTCGTGCGTGCTAACCCCAAGATGCGTGAAAAGGTCGGCGCTGCCTTGGGCGATGTATTGAATTCCATGGATGACAAGCTGATTGAGCAGTCGCTGTCTGTTCCTGAGCGTCAGGCTGCGTTTATGCGTGCGGGCATGAGCCGTGATCAAATTGATAGCGTGCTGACAAATGCTCGTTCGCGTCTTGAGGAGCGGGCTAACAACATAGCCGAAGTTAAAGCACTTCGTGGTGAACAACGTCAAGCGCAGAGAGATGCGAAGGCAGCTCAGGCTGCGGCTAAAGAAGAGAACGAAGCGGCTGCTGAAAAGGTACGACAGACTGGCCGCGAGATGCAAAAGGTTGATGAAGGCCGCAAAGCAGAAGAGCTTGCCAAAAAGCAGGCTGATGCTGAGTTTGCTTCCGCTCGGGCATTGCGTGTTGATGCGCAGGCAAAGCGTAGGGCACTGGGAGAATTGACGCCTGACATGCGCGATGCCATTAACATCGAAGCTGAAAAGATTCCGCTCAACACGACCGAGGGGTTGGCTCGTGCTACCACTTTGGCGACGATCTTGGGCGGCGTTGGAAGCATTGCCTCCGGGTCTATTCTTGGCGGCATGATTGCAGCGGGCAGCGCTATTGCAGCGGGGACTGGGCGGCGGGTGTACGTTAAATCCCAGCAGAAACAGATTGCTAACGAAATCGAAACTATTGTTAGCAAAATCTTGAAAGACGACACAGGCGGCGTTGTGTCTGCCATTGAGAAAAAGATCGAACGCGCTAATGACGTTGCCGCAGCACAGCGGATTGCCAACAAGGCTCTTGCTCAATTGGGCTATAAGCCGGGTGTTGGCGCGGTGACCTCTAGCGTCATTTACAACGCTTACGCCAAAGAGCCTGAATCAGAGGAAGAGCCTGCCCCGGCTTCTGAACCCGAAGCTCCTGCTGCTGAACCCTACAGCTACGAGAGCCTGACCAGAGATCAGCGAGCCAAGCTTGGGGATTACTTTTCGTCTATGGGGCTGAACAAAGACTTTTTGATGAACGCCAACACGTTCAATGCAACGCCGCTGGAGAAGCGCAAGAAGCTCTTTGAGGCTATGCAGACTCGGAATATGGCTCGTGGCGGTGCCGTCTACACTCCCGCCGAAGAACTCTTGCTAAGGCGTTACGCTAGCAGGTAGAGTCAAGCCCATGAAAAAGAAGGACAAGTACACCCCGGTCCAGATTGAGGACGGCAAGTGGTACCGGGTCCGGGGCTATACGCACACAGAGTGTTGCGACTGTGCGCTCGTGCACAAAGAAGAGTTTCGACTTTCTGACGGCCATTTGGAATGGCGGGCTATACGTGATGACAAAGCCACCCAGAAGCGCCGCAAGGAACTTGGAATACAGGTGAATCGTGTCTCAGAAACTGACGGATGAAGAATTTCGGTTTGTATGGGAAGCCTGTAAAGGGGAAGCAAAAAAAGTCGCAGAACGCGCAGGGATTACGATCAGACAGGTTTACAACCGGCGTCGGTTTTTGGAAGGGAAGTACTCCATCAGTCTGAAGGCTAAGACTAGACCTGTTGGCAATTACAACAACAGCAAGAAAATTAAAATAGCAGAGCGGTTGGACAATCTGGCCGAAACGAGAGAAAGGCGCTACGAGAAAGAGATTGGCATCAACGTCAAAAACGGCGTGGTGCTTGTGGGGTCTGACGCACACTACTGGCCCCAGATCGTCAGCCAAGCACACGAAGCCTTATGCCGGTTAGCCAAGCAGCTTAGTCCGGCTTTGATCATATTGAATGGCGATGTGCTGGACGGCTCACGGATCAGTCGTCATCCAAGAAATATGTGGGAAAAGCAGCCTTCGCTTAAAGACGAATTGGCAGCGGTTCAGGACCGTTGCTCTGAGCTAGAGCGTGCTGCCCCCAAGGCTGCGTTGATACGAACCATTGGCAACCACGATGCCCGGTTTGAGCGATATTTGTGCGAGAACGCGCCAGAGCTGGAAGAGTTAAGCGGGTCTACTTTGCTGGATTACTTGCCGCGTTGGAGAGCTGGATGGGCCGTTCATATCAATGCGAAGACAGAGGGCTGGACCGTTGTTCGGCATCGGCCTGTGACGGGCGGCATCCATTCGGCTTATAACAGCGTCCTGAAGTCCGGCGTGAACTACGTGCATGGTCACCTTCACAAGCTGGAGCACAAGCCGTGGGGGGATTACCGTGGCCGTCATTGGGGCATTGACTGTGGGACGCTGGCTGATCCCAAGGGGCCGCAGTTTGACTATACCGAAGCAGGGCCGCTCAACTGGGGCAGCGGATTCTACGTACTGACCTACAAGGACAGTTGTTTGCTGCCACCGGAGCCATGCATCATTGAGCGCGGCAGAGCGTGGTTCCGCAGCCAAGAAGTCTAAGGGAACCTAATGCCCTCAATGTCTGCTTTCTTGCTCTGAAGCGACTCGACGTAAGCCGTAACGATGGCTTCGATAAACTCATCAAACTGGTCAGGCGTGAACTCAGTGAAGTTGTAGCAGCCTATTGCTTCAATAAAGTGTCCTGCGGCTACCGCAGCGTCATTCAGCGCCAGTGTCTCGTTGGGTGATTTGTCGATCATATAGTCATCCATGCACTGCATTGAGCAGAAGCGTGCTTTAGCAAGCCTCCTGCCTTGTGGTGGGATATACAAGAACCCCCGAGCCTCCCGCGAGCACATCGGACATAAACCGAAACTCCGTAATTTCCGTGTACTTGCCGTTCTTGCGGACGCGGATCTCGACGGGCTTGCGTATCGAATCTGATTTGGCAATGGCATCGGTAACACTACTCGGTAAGATTCCGGGGCCGGTCATGCGTTTCTGCCACCACTTGAGCGCCTTCTCGCGGGGGTAGCCCTTGTGGTCGAAGCAGACCCATTCGCTGTAAGTCGCCAATCCGCAACGGTACTCCACGCGCATCGAATCGGGACTACCTGCCTTCTTGTGTTGTCTGTACGCAACAGAGTTGACTTTTAGCCACTCGGACGGGGCGTTCATGCTCATTACGGGCAGCGTCGTAGCCGTCTGGTCAATTGCCAGCGCAGCCGGTGGCCACTTATAGCCACAGTCGGGGCATTCAGACGTTCCCGCAAAGACGATGCTCTGGCACTTGGGGCACGTTTTAGTCGGCGCTACGCCTTCTCCGTCGGTTTGGCGAGGCTTCTTGGGGTTGACCCGATCTACCGGCCCATGACGAGCAATGTTGCCCGCAAAATCCAGCACCAGACAATCGCTCTTCCCCGGCGAGTTGCGCATGCCGCGACCCATAATCTGTATATACAAGCCGGTTGACTCGGTGGGTCGAAGTACGGCGAGCAAGTCCACAATCGGCGCATTGAACCCCGTCGTCAAGACGCCCATAGACGCTAGTGCCCGAATCTTGCCCTGCTTGAAGTCGCGGATGATTTGGTCACGCTGACTAGTGGGCGTGTCGCCAAAGATGGTTTCGCAGCTAATCCCGTAGCCCCGGACGATTTCGGCAATGTGGGTGGCGTGTTTGACCCCAGCACAAAAGATCAGCCACGACTTGCGATCAGCCCCCAGCGTGACAATCTCGCGCACCACGGACTCGTTGACATCCGAGCGGTCCACAGCACGCTCCAATTCACCGGCTACGAACTCTCCGCCACGGATGCTGACATTGGAAACGTCCAGCCGAGTCTTAGGCTGCTTGGACATCAACTTGGTTAAATAACCGCCTTCGACCATATCCTTGAGTTCAGCCTCGTAGGCCACGGCATCAAAGAGCGAGTCCTTGCCCGTGTGTAGCAAGCCAGAGTCCAGTCGATAGGGCGTTGCCGTGAGTCCTACCACGCGCATGTGCGGGTTCATTACTTTCAAGTTGTTCAGAAACCGCTGGTACATCGTGTTGGTTTTACGAGGGACAAGATGCACCTCGTCGATTAAAACCAAATCAACCTTGACGAACTGCGATGCCTTGCGATGCACGGACTGTATCCCGCAGAACACAATTGACGGGTGATACTCACGCTTGCCTAACCCTGCTGAATTGATGCCCGCCGGGGCTTCGGGCCAAAGTGCTATAAGCTCGTCGTGGTTCTGCTTAATCAGTTCGCGCACATGAGTCACGACAATGATCTTGGTATCGGGCCATTGACTCAACGTCTGTCGGCAGAATTCTGCAATCACGACCGACTTGCCTGTTCCTGTTGGCAACACAATCAGTGGATTTCCGTCGTTCTCCTCAAAGTACTTGAACGTGCTATCAATCGCTTCTTTTTGATATGGTCTAAGCGTAATCACGAGTCCAACTCCGGCTTCGGCATGTTGTGAATTATGTTCTGCGCAACGTGTCTAATTTCCCGCAGTTCTTGCGGATTTTCCGACATGATCATGGCATACGCATACAAGTCGAGTGCTTTCATAATCGTCAGCATCTGTTCGTAGGTGAAGATCATGGTCGGCGTATCGTCTACTTCGCTGTGTCCTTCCATCTTGTCCCGTCCAGCAATTTGTATTCGACCCAGTTTGGCCCCGAGTTTATCTGTTCACCGGGGATCAGGTCAGGGACAAATAGATGACTTCCGCAGCCCTTGACTTGGGCACCGGTATCCAAGTCCTTGTTATGCAACTCGCACTTCCACCCGCCCGTCTTGAGTGGCGTGCTATGCAAACAGGTTCGGCAACTCTTGTGACGCGGCATGTCCTGCTCATGGCACATGGAGTGAAACGAACACCACTTGCATTCGTGCCACGCCGGATCGTTGCTGATCTTTAAGAACGGACGCGGCGAGAAAATAATCCGCTTGGCCTTTTCGATGTATTTCTCAGCTTCGCCCTTATCGTACTCGGTGACAACGCTTGTGATGTCCCGCACCCCCGGCGACCCTGCCGTCAGATAGTGCTTCGGCGCATCAAAAAAGTGCATGTAAATCTGTGCTTGCGCGTAATACACCGGGTCCCACTTACGAAGTGCCGTAGATGATTCTGTTTCTACGAGCTTTTGTAACTTCTTGAACTTGACCTCGTTGACAATCTTGCATTCCCACACGTAAAGCGTTGTTGGGTCTTGCAGCAGCCCAGTCATTAGTCCGTCGCAGTTACCGCGAAAGTGCCCGCTCAGTGCTTCAAAGGAATGTTGGACACCGGGTTCCTTTTCCGTGGAAAGATCTAACCCCGGCACTTGCCGAAGTAAGTCTGCAACGATTTGTTCGCCCCGGTGCCCATCGTTAATTCGTCTCAGGCCCGCAGCCTCAATAAAGCCGCGCTTGACCCATCTGAAATTCAGCCACAGCTTGCGGTCGCATACATCCCCAATAGACGAAGCGCCAAGGTAGTTTCTTGGGCGGCTTTCTTGGGTTGCTTCCAGCGCAGCATCAAGCGCGAGCAATGTGGGATCGTGTGTCTCTGGTAACTTGACCATCATCCCTCCGAAGAGGAGCGCGACACGCGGGGGAGCAGGTGGTGGGTGGGGATACCGCTCTCTCGAATGCCGCGCCCCAACTGTTACTTCTTGTGCCGTTCCCAAGGCTTCGGAGCAGCACCAGCAGGAGCCGTTGCCGGAGCAGCAGCCACAGCCGCCTTCGGAGTATCGCTCAAGGCGTAGTAGCCGGGACGGGCTTCCAATGCCCCCTGCTTGTTCTCCTTGTGCTTGATGACAACCTTGATGGGCTTGAAGTGCAACTCCTGCGAGTCTGATGGCGGGAACGCAAACCCCGCTGCCTTGCAAATCGCCAGAAGCTGCGACAAGGCAATCTTCTTAGTCTGCTCGTTCGGGTTCTCAATGTTGAGCCGCTCCCAGAACTTGCGACCCGGTGCGCTCGGACCCGCCAGCACATCAAACTCCAGCCACAGATACTGGCCCGTTCCGGCCTTTGTGGTGCGCAAATCGGACTGCACGATCTGCATGGTGTACTCGCCCGCCGGAAGGATAGTGTTCTCCTGCGGGGCCTCAACGCCTTCAAAAGCGTTCGCGCTAAAGTTAAGAATAGCCATGTTTACTCTCCGATGATGTTGGTCATTGCAGTGCTCAAGGCATCCGCAAACTTGGTGTAGTCAAGAGGGATCATGTCCGGCAGCGGCCAGCGACTCTTAGCTTGCCAACCCGGACGCTCCTGCGTGTACAGAACGCGATTGCCAGTGCCCACAGCGCGAGTAACTTTTTGGTTGAAACCAACGTCGCTCTTGACCGTGGTGTACTGCTGGTTAGCAAACATGAGAATGTCGCACCATTCGCTAATCAGACTCGCGCTGCCGTGATGAAGATCCAACTGGTAGCGGTCATACGGGTCCGCAAGCGGGTCATCAAACCGCTTGACCTGCGTGTGTGCAAGGAAAATCACCTGCATGCTTTTCACAGTGCGCAAGTGATCAAACCCTTCCATCAACTGCTTCCAATAATCCGCCGCAGCTTTGTAGCCACGACCGTAGCCAATGGCGTCGATGGTCGCCACGTTGTTGTCCTGCGCGACTTGCTTGTGAATGAGCTGTTCCGCCCAATCTGCCGAGTCGAGCACAACGGTTGCGAAATCGTGGTCCTCAGCGGCCAGCGAACCAATCGCTTCCATCATGTCGCCAAAGGAGTGCGATACCGGGAAAGCCGTTGCGTTGACCGCATCCAAGCCCTCTTCAGTCTGAATAAAGACCGGGTTCGGGGCTTGTGCGGCAAACGTGGACTTGCCGATGCCGTGAGTGCCGTACACCACCACGCGGGGCGGTCGGGCGGTTCCTGTTTTCCGTAGACTTTGTAGTGAAATAGCCATCTCATGCTCCCATAACGATTGATACAGTGGTTTTAGCCGGGGCAACGGTTAGCGCCGGGGCGAGCACCTTGTAGAGTTGCGGTTCGTTGTTCGCAAGGTACTTGACGCCCGTTTCGTCCAAGGCTCGCTTCACTGGCCACAGGTTCTCAGGGATTTTGTGCGACACAGAGTCGAACTTCTCCCAGTCGATCTTGCGGCTGACTCGTCCAGTAATGACGACCTTGTAATCTCCCACATTGTGGGTCTTGCTTCCTTCCTCGCGCTTGCCAAGGAGTTCCACAAGTTCTTCTTCGAGTGCTATCCGTTTTGCTTCGGCTTCTTTCTCAGCTTGCTTGGCTTTGAAAAGGTCTTCAGCGATTTCCAGTTCAGTTCTCATTTAGCGTGTTTCCGTGTTGACCGGACATCCCGGTAGTTGAACCTTACTCCCCCTTGTGACGGATTGCAAGGGGTGGCATGATGTCACCGTGGGCAGGAGGAAAAATGACCCTTGTTGAATGGATCGAATCGAAAAACTTGACACACGAGGACTTCGGGCGTATGTGCGGCTGTTCCCGTGCGGCGGTGACCCGTTGGCTGACTGGCTCAAGATTGCCGTCCCCGAAGTGGTGGAAGGTTATAGAGCGAGTGACCAAAGGGCAAGTGTCGCTCGACGTTTACGATTCAATGTCTAAAAGAGCCAAGACGCGCTTCTTGATCTATCGCAAGGGTCACAGCATTTCATCTGCCGCCAAACGCATTCGGATCAATCGCAATACATTGGCCAATTACTTGAGCGGCAAGACTCTAACGCCTGACGACATCGTTCAAAGAATTCACAAATTTGTGGGGTTAGCATGATTGACATTGTGATTTACGGTAAGCCCGTAAGCAAAGGAAGGCCACGCTTCGGCAAAGCCAAGAACGGCAACATGGTCGCGTACACGCCTTTTAAGACTCGCAAATACGAGCAGGAAGTCAAAACACTCTTTCAACTTGCGATGTACAGCAAAGCCATGCTAGAAGGCCCCATCAAGGTCACGATCACCGCTTGCTTCAAAAGCAAGAAGAAGACCGGCTGGCACACTTCACGACCGGACCTTGACAACATCATCAAAGCCATTCTCGACTCCATGAACGGCATCGTCGTGGAAGACGACTCGGCTGTGGCGCAAATCGTGGCCTTCAAAAAGTACGACGAAGGCGAGGAACGGGTCGAGGTTCAAATCGAACATGTCTGACAACTACATCGAAGACTACGGCTCAAAGCTCGTCGATGGCGGCTATCGCATCATTCCCATTATGCCGGGAACCAAGCGACCGGGACGCTACACCGACAGCGGATGGACCGAATTGCCGCGCTGGACTGAAATTGACGCCAGCGAAGTGCATATCAACATCTGGACCAAGTGGCCGGGGTGCGGCATCGGCATTCTGACGGGGGAAGTCGTTGCTATTGATATCGACATTTTGGATGAAAACATTGCGCTCGCTGTGGGCGAGGTGTTCCAAAAGAAGCTCGGGCAAACGGATCTCATCCGTATCGGCAAAGCACC